TCAACCGCTCCGTTCCCCCTCATCTAATTCAATGCTGTTCTCGCAATGCTTGTGTTCAAAGCGGTCGAGCAATTTGCACAACATGCATCCCCATCGCTTCCCATTGCGAGCTGCCTTGGCGGCTCGCGAACTGATAGTCTCATCTTCATCACCGCCCAGCGCGGTATTGGCCAACTGGTCGAACGACACGGCCAGGCGCTGCGCTCGGGCACTGCCGAACACGACAGCTACCAGCAGACAGAGCCAAGCGAAGACCCCGGCCAAGCCGCACAAGATCGCTAGAGCCAGGCCTATTACACGTTTCACCATACGATGGCCTCCACGTCCTCAAAGGTTTGCGCCAGTTCCAGCAGATCCTCCAGCGCCTGCCGACGGCCAATGGCCGAGCCCGACAACTGCGCATAGGCCTCGGCCTTGAGGCGCACCCGCTCGACCAGCTCAACAATCGTCAGCCCTCGGGCCTCGGCAATGGCGGCCAGCAGTGGCGTTTCCGCCTGCGGATTGGCGGCCAGATCGGCGGCCTCCTTCACCTGCTGCGGCCAGCTTTGCAGCTCACCGGGTGGGTAACTGGCGGTTAGGGTCGACAACGCCCGCTCACAACCGGCATTCAGCTCGACCAGCTTGGCGGCCTTCGCCGCCTCCAGCTTATGTGCCTCGGCCGCCGGGTAATTCAGCTCGCCCAGGTACTCAGTGTCGGCCAGCGAACAGGCCGGAATCTCGTCCGGCTGACCGGGCAGAATCACCGCGACAAACAAGCCGTTTTCACGGTACGCCAGCGGCACCGACCAGACGCGCACCTTCGCATCGGCCTGAATCGCAGGCAGCACCACAGGCTGACCGTTCACAGTCAGGGTTCCATTTTCAATCTTCACAATGTGCTCTCCTCAGAGCAGACGGGCACCCGCGCGACGGGCTAGCCCATAGACATAACTCGGGTCGCAGGTTCCATCACACCTTCGCGAGGCGACCGCCAACGTCGGGGTTCGAGAACGACGCATCGAACATGATGCGCAGACAAAACAGACCGCCCCCTGATCCGACGATGCCATTGCCACCGTGGTACGCCACGGCGTCGGCGCCCTTCGCGAAAGTGTCGCCGTAACTGCCATTGCTGGCAGTCACATCAACGATGGCTGGTGCAAAGATGTCACTCAGGTCATAGTCAGTCCCTGCATCCTCAGCCATGGCCACGGGGTAAGAGCCGCTCGCGGGCGCGGTGCGGGTGGTGGTCAGGTACGACTTGTTGCCGTTGCGGTCCCAGACCTTGAACTTACTCGACGCATCGGTCTGCAGACCGTCGACCATCTGGTAGACGTTGCCCCACAGCCCGACGATGCCACGCCAGGTAGCTTGCGCGACCGTGGCACTGTCGACCGCCTGGACGGAGCCAGCACTGACGTTGCCCTGGCCGATCAGCGCTTGCGAATCGGCGCCGCCCATTTCGATCATCGCCAGCGTCTGAATCGCCGACAGCTGGTAGATCGACCACAGGGCAAAGCCGCTGACGCCCGCCGTATTGCGAGCTTCGGCGCGGGCCTTCATGGCCGCGAAGTTAATGCTGCCCAGTGGCGTCAGGCCAGCCTTGGAACCCATCTTGGTGCCGTCCGACGTACCCTGATACTTGCCAACCCAGAACTGCGCCAGATCTGCGCCGGCGTTTTTGAACGCTGGGTGCAAGGTGAATCCCGCCGCGGGCTGGTCGGAAATCCAGACCGCTTTCTTGCCAGAGTTGGCCCCCGAGACAATGGTGCCGCGCTTCACGTAGAAGGCCGGAATGCGGACCATGCTCTGGCCGTCAATCACCTGATCCTGAATCGCGCCGTAAGTGGCGTGCGAGCTAAAAAACGAAGCGTCCGTCACCTTGCTCGCGCCGTTTTCATCCACGCGGGACCAGGTGCCACCGCCGCCGCCGGTGGCGAGCATCGCAATGCCGATCACATTGGCAAAGGCTGCCTTGGTGGTGAACTTGCTTTCCGTCGACCACTCCGACCAACCCTTGGCTGCGCCCTGGTGGCGTACCTGCACGTAGTAGGTCAACTGCCCCGGCAACAGCTTGCCGGCCGGGACGACCGCCGTGAGCTTGTTTACCGCATCCGTGCCGCTGTCCCAGACCGGCGCGGCATACGTCCCATCCGCGCGGCGGATACGCCACTGGCTGGCCGCGTGGGTATCCGCTGCGCCCGATACCGTGAAGGCCGAACTGGCGAGCGTCGGCTGCTCGGGCACATCAAGCGCATTGGCCGCCGGACCGGTGATGGTCGGCGGCACGACATAGGCGAAGGACGCGGCCGTGGTGAAGCTGGCCACGGTCGAGTAATCCGACCACAACCCCGCCACGTCCTGTACCCGCGCCCGCCAGTAGTACACGGTATTGGCCAGCAACACACCGGCCGGCAGCGCGTAGGACAGGCCAGAGGCCAGCGTGCCCGAGTCGTGCAGTACCGTGGCGAATGCCGCTGCTGTCGCCAGCTGGAACTGTACGGCGGCCTGGGCGTTGCCGGATGGCGTGACGTAGCCCGCCAGCGCCAGGGTCGGGCGCTCCATGACGCCGGTTGCGGCGTTTGCCGGCGCGCTGATCACGGGCGCGGCGGGACGCAGGTCGGGGTTGATGAAGCCGCCCAGGCCGGTGGGCGAACCCAGCGCGACGAGGTGACGAATCGTCATTGGCTCGCCCTCGACATCCAGCCGCAGCCAGCCGTCGCCACGCATGGGCAGGATGTACTCATAATCCGCCATACCGGCCGGTATCGAGCCGCCTTGGCGGCGCAGCGACCAACCAATCTCTTTCCATGCCGGCTGGTAGCCGTCGCGGTAACGCAAACGGGCCAGGCCCGAGTTGAGGCTACGTCGGATGACAACCGCCCCGCCCTCCGCGTCGGTGCCGATGTTGATCGAGCGCGTCAGGTAGATGTCACCGGGCACCGCCTGGGCCACGCCCGCCGAGGGAATTGCCAGACTGGAGCGGCGCAGGGTCGCCGCAGCCCCCCAGGTGCGCGTCATGTTCTCCGTCAGGCGCACACGGGCGGTCGACAGCACGGACTGCACCTGGACCAATGCTGATACCGGCGCGGGTTGGCCCTGATCGTCCAGAACAGTGGTGTCGCTCAGCACGTAATACTCGCCGGCCTTGATCGACGCCGTACTGGCGAGGTCCAACGAGTCGTCACCGGTGATGCCCTGGACGACCGCCACCGGGGCGGTGTCGATCAGGGTATAACCCTCGGTGAACAGTTCAAACGACACCGAGTTGCCGCGATACAGCCAGTCCAGGCTGACAGCTTTCTGCACCGCCACTGAGCTGGTGGCCTCGACGTTGTTGAGGCGCTGAGCAAGCTGATCCGTCACTTGTTCAGCCGCCGCCTGGTTTTCGACAACAGCCTTATTAATAGCTACGTCGTTATCAAGCAATGCTTGGTGGATCGGATTCCAAGTGTCCGGGTGGGCAACACTGGACGTGGTCAGCGCCGGAACGCTGGGCGTAAATACGGGATTGGAGCTTGGAGTCAACGGCATGACGATGTTCCTCAGTATTCAAAATCAAGGTCGAGTTCGATTTCACTGGTGTCCTCGAACTCCTTCGGTTTCACGACGCGGCGCCCCATCAGCACGCCCGCTTCGGTGAACACGCCGAACTCCCGCAGGACGTTATTTGCGGCTAAAACGCCGCTCATGCTTCCCCTGACTGTCAGCACCGCGCCGTCCACGGTGTTGGTCACTGGAACGCGGGCGAACTCAGCCACCAAGGCAACGTCCTCATCCGGCGAATACGCCTTATCGCCCGACCCGAAGGCCATCCAGGCGGCTTTGGAAATGGCGGCACCAGTGGAGGCGCTCAATGCGACCTGGTGCCGGTAGGCCAACGTGGTGGGTGTTGCAGTCGGGTTACTCATAGCGACTCCTGTGTCGTGATGCCGTTGTGTTTGATGCGTAAGGTGGCGCTAAACCTGATGCCAGGGCCGCCCAGTTGGGCGCCCAGCAACCAGGTGCCGTCGAGACGGTGCAGGCCAATGCGGTTGAGCTGGGCATCGGCCAGGCTTCGACCTTCATCCATCGGCCAGCCCTGCAGCGTTTGGGTGTCGAGCTGCCACCTGCCATCGAGCGAGCGAAAACGCTCCCCCAGGACAACCAGCTCAGAAGCACGCGGAGCCCCCATGGTCATGGCCGCACGCAGCGATATCTTTTGGCGGGTAGAGATGTGGCCGTTGTCCAGGACGGCGCCAATCAGTGAATGGCCGTTGAGCTGCCGGCCGTCTAGCGACCAGCCACCATCGAGCAGCACGTCGACATAACCGCCACTGAGTTTCCAGCAGCCGTCTAACGTGCGCCGGGCTGCAGGCTGGAAACGCTTGCATTTGGTGTACTTGAGCCGCAGGCGAGCGGCCATCGACTTGAGGGTGATGCGCGAATCGAACTTGGCCTGCAGGGCGATGATGATGCCGACCAGCTCATCACGAGTCGGTGCGTACGCCTCGGCGACCTTCCGAATACGTTTTTGCTGTTCGCGTGACCAATCGCCCTCAGAGGCATTGAGACGGATCGCATACTGAGCCCAGTGGTTCAGGGCCATTCGCTTCATGACCTGGCCGTTGATACCCGTTTCGGGTGGCGTGAGGCTGACACTGCCATCGAGCAGCCAGGCACCATCTAGGGTCTTGCCCCCGGCAGCTATCCATTCAGCTTGGTACGCCTTCTGCTCGACCAGCTCCAGGACGGGATAGCCGATGGTGGCCAGCGCCTGCTTGACCGCCCAGGGCGTGCCTTTATAGCGGTGCAGCTCGATGGCAGTCTTGATCAGCGCTCGCCGATCATCATCGGATCGGGCTACCGGCCAAGTAGCCTCTTCCAGCATGGAGAACTGCTCGGCGAGGATCGGCAGCACCGAAGGCTGCACCAGGTCGACCAAGTAAACGAGCATGGCGTTGAGGTCGAGCCCCTGCATGTTCTCGTTGAGCAGCTCATTCAGCCAGACGAATCGTTCGTCACCGGCCAGTGCTGGTGGCAGCTGTTGATCAACCATCGGACATGCCTCCGTCGATAAGCTCGATGGAAGTACACACTGCCCATTCATTACTCAGCACCTCGCGTGGCACTGCCGGCATTTGGACATAAGCGCGGTATACACCTGCCACCTGGAGTGCTGCGATTAGCTGCTCAGGGATGATGTCCGCGCCCAGGCCGGCTCTGAGTCGACGAGCAAATGTCTCTGCCGCAACCTTCACTTGCGCCATCACCGTTTCGCGTACAGCTGTCTGGAAAAAGACGATGGTGGCCTTGATCGAGTAGTTCACCTCGACAGGTGCCCACGCATGCACGGTGTCGCACAGCGGACGAACTTTCTCGCCGCTGACATGTGTAAGCATGCGCTGAAGGAGGTCATCGTTCGGCAGGCCGCTAGTTGTCAGCGGGAACAGCGCAACATGGCCAGGCTCTTGTCCTTCTGCCGGCCCGTGGACTGCAACATCGATGATCGACTGATGCACAGACATCGCGTGATAGCGGTATGCGCCTCGACTGCCGGCATTCGAAAACGCCTCAGGAGCTAGAATAATGCGCTCACGGTAGCGGTCATCATCCTCGTCCTCGGCGCCGTCTGCGCTCACAGTAACGTTCGTAGCCATAAGATCAGCGGAGAGCGCAGGATCAGAAATGGCACTGATCTGACCAACCGCCCAGCCGTTACCGACGGTCCCAACTGTACTGCAGCTGGCAGTGACATTGATCTGGGTCTGCCCGGCCGCAATTACGACATCCTCATCGGTCAGAAACGCGACCTTGCTGTCTTGTGTCGCCACACGCGACCCTGCGGGAATCAGTCGTGACTGAGTTGCAGCGACCTTGAGCGTAAAGCGCAGCAGACAGCGACCTGGAACAGCGAGCAAGCGAGGGGTGGCCACCAGTTCGCCCAGGTAGTCCAGGATTGCGCCAGTTGCGAACCTGACGAGCAACTGCTCGCCGGCATTCTGGATCGACATCTGCAGGCCGGTCGTGGCGTATGCAATCTGATCGATGAATAGGCGCTCGATCTGCGCTGGGTACAGAGTTTTCCCCGACTTGGCCTCATACCGGGCAATGAGATCGGCTTCCGTCGCCGCTGGATCGACAACAACAAATACTGGCTTAGGCAGCTCGCGCATACGAGACCTCCGTCAGTTGCGGCACACCGTCGGCGACTCGCCAGGTGACCTTGAGACGTACCTGGGCACCTTCAATGGTGGGAGTGACTTCTACGACATCAACCCGAGGCTCCCAGATGCGGATTGCATCCACGGCTTCACGCACCAGGTGCGGCACGACTCGATTTACGGGCCAGTCGATGTACTGGTTAACGTCGCTACCAAAGGTCGGGCGATGCGGATCGCTACCCTTTGGCGTGGTGAGGATGATGCGAATCGCCTGGTCAATATCGCGCAGGCCTTCGACAACCGCACCGGCAGTGCCAAGTGCTGGCTGCCAGTGGACGGCGGTGATATTGGAGAGTGAGATGGGCGTTGTCATGCGCCCATATTGGGCGCGCGACAACGTGGTTGGCTTTTAATCGGGTTTAAAGAGGATCAATGCTTGTGGTTGTTCGAGTTGCCACCCTTATCCATGATCGTCCCTCCAGCATCGATGTTGCCCGAGACTGCAACATTGCCGCCGACGATCAAGTCACCCGTCATGGTCACCTCCGGGATATCCAGCACTGCAGCAGGAGCCTTCACAGAGACGGGCTCACCGCTCTCAACGCTCAAGTTCTTGGCGCACTTCAGTGTGGTTGCACCGACGCAGTCCAAGGCCATCACATGGGTTTTTCGGTCATAGGTGATGGTCGTCCCATCACTGAACCGAACAAAGTCTGTGTCCTTATCAATGACGGGCGGCGGCTCGGCAGTTGAATAGACACCACCGAGATACACTCCACCGACGCCATCGCCATCGAGCAGCACAGCCACTTGCTCTCCCAGCTCGGGCATCAGTGGTCGACGCATCGTGCCCTGAGTGTTCCGCTGCGGGACGCTCAGCCAGTAGCTCTCGACTCCATCCCGACTATCCAGACGGACGCGTATACGGCATCCGGGATAGTCGAGAGCGCTTACCTCACCGTACTCCAGCTCGATGCTCATTGAGGCCCCTTAGGCCAGGGCCTCGCCCTGGGCAAAACCGTAGTTAGCCAGCGCGAGGTCGGGCTGGGTGTTTTCGAATGACAGCTTGATCGATGGCGCGGCGACCCGACACACGCTCAGTTCAACCGTGTAACCGCCGTCACGGGCAATACGATGGGTGGCCGACAGAATCAGATAGTTGCCACTCAATTTACCCGCCCCGACCAGAGCGACGACGTTACCGCTCACCAGGCCAGGTTGTCCCCGCATGGACCAGCTGCCAGTTGTGCGTTCCCGATTAGATTTGGCCAAGTCGGCTTTCGCCTTGGCTTTGGCCTCCTGTTCTGACGCTGCCCGCTTGCGCTGCTTCTTGGTGTCGGCGCTTGTGGTTTTGCCGCTGCCACTACTCGGTACCGCGACGGTCTCGCCATTCTTTATGTCATAGGAAATCAATTTCTTCTGGGCTGGCTCCTTGTGTTTCACAGTTACCGCTTGGGGCACGGTACGGATCTGATCACGCAAACGAACATTGCTCAGGTCCTTCAGCGTCAGCCTCGCAATTGGCGCGCCTTTCGCCAACTCGCTGATCGCGTGAAATACAAGGCGTGAGCCGGTCACCTTGAAGGCGTAGTCATACTCTTCGGCCAGGTTGCGCAAGAACTCCAAATCGGACTCCTGCTGTGTCAGGCGATCCAGTTTGATTGGCTCGATGCTACCGATGAGCGTCAACCCCTGGCGTTTGGCGATCTCCTGAGCCACTGCCGCGAGAGTCGTGTTTTCGTATGCCTTATGTTCTGTGGTTCGTAGCGCGGTATTGATGCCGGTTGCAAGCGCTCGAATGGCCACGGTGGTGGGCGCAGAGCTGAAATCCACCTCATCGATCTCAAGGCGGCTCAACTGGCGCAGCGGCTTGCCCGCCCATCCAAGCGAAAGAGCGAGCGCGTCACCGTGACCTGGATACCACGCGTCCAGCCACTTGCTCTCGGCGTCCTCCAGTTCAACATCCAGCGAGTCGGCCTGGCCAGTCAGGTTGTCTGCATATGAGATGGACGTCAGGTGCTGGCTGACATCGTGTGTGATGTTGCGCTGCTGGTAAGTCAGAACAAATCGCGCCTCCGGAACCTGGTCTGGCACTAACGCATCCATGGCGGCAAGTCCTCCGTCGATACAACAGGTTCAAGTGCAGGGATGGCGAGCTTTAAGCCTGCCGACAGGGCTCGGGTGATCGGTACATGTGGGTTGGCTTCAACGATAGGGTGGTACCTGTGGGCATCGCCATAGTATCGATACGCCAACTGGTCCCACCGCTCGCCCTCCACCGTGATGTGGGTCAGAAACATTACGCTCTCCTGGTAATGACTTGCGCAGCCAAGCCAGACAAGCGAGTTGAGGCACCATTGAACTTGTCGTAGGCCTGCGAGATGTAACGGCCGGAGTTTTCGAAGCGATCTACTACGTTATCCAGGTCAAGTGGGTTGAGGCTCGACTTGGCATTGGTGATATCGCTAAACATCTGCTGCCCCAACTGCACCAGGTCGTTGCCATCGCTGAGCAAGCTCGCCGTCTCCGAAAACCCTTTGATTGGACCCAGTACCCGCTCGGTTACGCCGACCAGCTGCGGTGCTCGGGCAAGCAGCATTGCTGGACTTGTGTTCCTCACCGCATCGTAAATCTCTTTCGCCGATCCAATCATTGTCCCGGCCTGGCGCGCATAGCCAAGCGCTTTTTGAGCTGCGGTCAGCACTGGGGCAAGCTTCGATACCAACGTTGGGGAGAGCTTGGCCATCGCAGTTGTTGCGGTGGCAGGATCGATCAGACCAGGCCGAGGAACCTTCGGCGTAAATGGCCCGGCATACTCTTTCAAGCTGATCTGAACATCAGTGGCGTAGGTACGCCCATCGGCCGATGTGCGTCTCAGCGTATTGTTGATGTCGACGACAACGAAGTTGCCGACGTACTTACCGCTTCCGAGAACAAACGCCAACGGATCATGCTTGCTCTTCGCTTCCCGCAGAGTACGCAGTTGCGTCTCGGGGTCGCCGAGCCACGGATGCAACGCCATGGTGAACGTCAGTTCATCAAGGCCTTCCCCGACCCATTCAAGCAACGGCTTGCCCTGGATCAGGTTGTGCTCAGCCCAATTGGCTGAGCCGCGCTGCTCCAAACCGGTAAATCCGCCGGCAACTTCGAACTCTATTTTTCCGAGAACAGCGAACATTACTTACGCCCTCCATAACTGCGGCGCTCCTGGTCGTGCTGAAAGCGCTCCATAAATCGAGCAAATTCCGCGTAACTCATCTGCAGTGCTTGTCCTACTTGTGCCTGCGCACCTGGTGGTACAACGATACTTGGCGAATAATGGACGACCATCCCCGCACCTGAACCTGCCTGGGCGGCGCCTGGATCTGTATTGCCCATTCTGCTGGCCATCGATATGGCTTCCGGGCTCGGCGGTAAACGCTCTGCAGGCAACGCAGTTGCCGATAACGACGGGACCTTCGGAGCGGCAAGATCTACGGCAGTTTGTCCGGCCATACCGAGCGCGGCTTGGCGAACCAGGTCGGCTTCGGAAGCAATGCCGATTGCCGCCCCCTCACTGATGTTCGCGCCGTATCCCATGAACACCCGACTCGGTGACTGGATACCGAGGGTCTCGGTAAACCAACCTTTGATCGACGTGCCGATGGCCAGAACCGACTCTTTCGCTGAGTCGAGCTTGTTGCCGATACCAGTGACCAGGCCGCTGATGATGTTGCCGCCAAACTCGCTGAACTTACCCGGCAGCTCAATCCCGAAATAGTTCATCACGCCCGCGAAGGCCCGATAAAACAGGCCAACTGGTGAGAAGTTGAGGATGAGCCCAGCGATCCCCAGCAGACCACCGTTGAAACCCGCTTTGATCTCAGCCCACAGTCCGCTGAAGAACCCCTTGATAGGCTCCCAATAGCGATAGATCAGATAGGCGCTCAAGGCGATGGCCGTAACAGCCAGGCCGATGGGGTTCATCAGCAATGCACGCCCCAGCCAGAGCACAGCCTGGCCTGCGAGTTTGAGGCCGAATAGCAGAGTTCCGCCGAGCACCTTGCCCAACATCAGGCCACCACGCGCCGCCATCATCAGTGGTGCACCGAACGCGGTAGCGATCCCGCGAGCGAATAGGCCGCTGTATTTCAGTACGGTGAGTGCGCCGCCACCGACAGCTTTCAAACCCGTGATGACCGGTGCGAACTTGCCCATCTGCCACATGGCACGAAGCAGGGTCCACTTGGACGACAGCGAAGTGATGGTGGTCCTCAGACCGACCAGTGGCGACATAACCAGGTTGGCACCGTAGGCCAGGCCAATAAAAGCCAACTTACCCGCCAACAAGCCGCCGACCAGACCAATGACGGACTTCACCAGGACGGGGTTTTCACCGGCCCACGTTGCGAACCCCTGGACCAATGGAATTGCTGCCTGGGTGACCTCAACAAGGGCTGGCAACAGAACGCTGCCGACCGTGATTCCAAGCTCGGACAAGTTGATGGTCAGCGCCTTGAGCTGTTCCTTCGGGCTCTCCATACGTTTCGCCCAGTCAGCATCGCCAACGCCCTTGTCGGCGTCTGCAATGCTGGTTTGTTGAATCCTGCTTAGATCCTCGCGGTTGGCCAACATGGGTCGGACAGCGGAAAGCACCTGCATATCAGCGAAGAGCTCGCCCAACTTATAGGCTTCGTTCAAACGCTTCAGAGCAGTCTCTCGCTCAGCATCATCCTTGATAGCCATGGCTTTCTGGAACTCGCCGGCTGCTTTTGGCCCCTTACTGCCAACGTACTGGGTAATCACCTCAAGCATAGCCTGGACTGGCGTAAGGCCTTTGCCAACCAGGTTTGTCATTGCGTCTTGGAGATTAATGCCAGCACCCTCAAATGACTTAAGAGTGTCCTTTGCAGTCAGTTTCGAAAGGAAGTTTTTGAAATTGTTGGCAGCCTCATCATTAGTCCCAGCACCACGCCGGGCGATTTGGAGAGAGGCGCCAATTTCTGCCACAGCACGCTCGCCAGTGATCCCTAAAGCGGCAAACTGAGGCGTCAACTGGGGCAACCATTTGGCCATGTCGGCCAATTCAAACTGACCGTTCTTTCCCGCCGAGGCGAGCATATTCATGGAACGCTCAAATCCAGCCGCGCCAATGCCGAGGTTATCGTTCAGAGCAATGGCGACTGAACCAAGATCATCCATGCTGGCACGTGTGGCCGTTGCAAACTTGGCCATGAGAGGCGCATAGGCCTCCAATTCCTTGACGTTTGAAACACCCCCTGCAATCAGCACCTGGGCGCCAGCGGCAACCTCCAACTGGGTCTGGTTCCACTTCAACGCCGAGCCTCGAAGGACCTCTCCCAGTCGCAGCTCTTCAGCGGCATCGAAGCCACCCGTGATGGCGATGTCGTTGGTCCGGTCCTTGAAGTCGATGGCTGTGCGTGCGGCGAGTGCGACTGGAGCGCCCAGGGCGGCGCCAGTACCCGCTGTCTCCATAAACTGGCCACGCAGCTCTCCACGCGCAGCCTTGAGTGTTTCACCGCGTGCGATGCTGGCATTCAGGCGCTCTTGCTTGGCCTTCAGTTGATCGATGGTACGACCGACCTGGTCGTACTGCAGGCGCATGCGACCAATGCCAGTGCCACCCCGCGCCAGCGCAGCAGAAAGCTCAGTGCCAAGCTGTTTGTGTTTAGACGTGAGGCCGTCGGTAGCCCGGCCAAGCTGTTGCACCGTGGATTTCGCTGAACCGAAGGCGGCATGCAGGCTGCCCGATACGACGCCGCCGATCTTCAATCCAACCAGGACTTCGTTCGCCATAGGTTATTTGCTACGCTGCAGTCATGTTTGAAATCATCGCCACTCGCACTGCTCGCACCCTCTATGCACTGGTCATGGCCAGTGGGGTACTTGCGCTCGCCTGGCTGTGCCTGGCAAACCTCTCGTTCTGGGTTGCGATTGTGGCTTTCTGTGTGGGCCTGCCGTTGTTGGCCCTGGTGGCCACCCCTGTGGCAGCGGGTGGCGCTTTGGTGCTGGGGATAGCGGCGGGACTGGTAGCTATCGTTGTTTCAGCTGCTCGGCAGCTTCGATCCGACGATTGATCTCGCGCTCACACACCTCGCACCATCGCCAGTACTCCTCTATTTCCAGCCTGGCTATTTCACTCGGCTGCATCCTCAGCACCAGGAGCAGCGCTTCGTCCCAGCTCCTGAGAACCGTCTCCGCCGCTAGCCAACTCCCGAAACACCGCAGACACGGTTTTCGAGTCAGCGATGTCGAGTTCACCCAGGTCCTCCAAGGTGAGGCCAGTCATCTTTGCAACCAGGTAGTCTTCAAGCCCGGCTTCGTCCGCTGCCTGCCGCTGGCCTGCGGCGATGTCCTTGCGCTTGGGCCGGCGAATTGGCAGTTTGTCCAGGAATACACCGGCTGCCGTGGTGAAGGGGAATTTGAGAGGAATGTGGATGGCTTCAGCCATGTTCGTTGCTCCAGATTGCTTGGTGGGAATGAGCCCTAAGCATCGCGTCTGGGTGGCAGGTTTGGCTTTTAATCCGGTTTAAAGATGCTGAGGAGGCGGATATGGATGATGAAGTGACATGGGAACGCGAGGGGGTGACCTACTCGGCCAGTTACGTCGTGGTGGGGGATGAGCTGATCGTGTATTTGCCGGATGGTTCGCAGAGAGAAACCACGCTGAATGGGATGTACCCGGAATCTACTGCAAGGAATCACCTGCGGGGCTATGTCAACGCACTGTTCCGCAAGTCCGAATAAAGGAAGCCCCGCAAATGCGGGGCTTCTGTTTCCATGCAGGGGCATCCGTGCCCCAGTCCTTCCGGCTATGCCTGCCCGATGTTCTTGCGGTAATCCGCCAATTGGTCTTTACCATCGACCTTGAAGATGTTGGACAGGTAGTCCAGCAACAGGATCTCGCGGCCGTCCAGGAGCTGGCGCACATAGATCGCCGAGAATGGCGTCTCGAACTTCGCGGCATCGCGGGGTTTGAAAGTGCCCAGTCCATACTCCGTAGGCATGATGGTCAGGAAGGTGACCAGCGGAATCTCCTTGACCAGGCCACCGTTGTTGAACACCTGAACGTTGCTACGGCATTGCAGTTGGACGGTCTTGAACGGACTGGCCAGCTTGGTGCCGGCCTCGGCATACAAGCTGTTCCAGGTGATCTTGCCTTCCAATTTGTCGATGCCATCCGGTAGCGCAATCAGGCCAACCATGCCCAGCCCCTGGAAGTCGCTGGTAACAGCCTTGACGCTGCCGAGATCGATCTCTTCGGCACGTGCGAAAAACTCCTGGCCGTCGAGGTAGATGTTGGCATTGGTGATGCGGTGTGCGGCGAAGCCAGCCATTACTCGTCACTCCCCAGGTTGACCAGGTATTCCCCGGTGATCTCGGTCTCGAAGGTGCCGCGTTCCATTGGAGGGGGCACAGTCAGCTTGTAGCTGAAAAGTAAGTGCCCTTGCTCCAGCTCGGTTTGCGGGTTGCGCGCTGGGTCGTACCAACACTCGAAGCCCAACAGTGCTCGATCACCAATCAACTTGCGCCCGAACTGGTTCACGCTCTCGGTGATGGTGTCGATCAGCGAGTCACTGACAGGCATGTCAACGAACTGCAGCGAGCTGTAACGGATCGACTCGTCGATGACATCCTTGGTACGGCGCACGTTCTCGAAGTTGCGCATGTGGGTGACGGACGGCCAGGCCGCCGTGCGGTTACCCCACAAACGCAGACCGGTCCCGAAGGAATTGAACACGGTGGTGATGCCGTTCTCGTTGAGGAGATTGACCTCACTGTTGGAGTCATCCACGCGAGCCGTCAGCGAACGCTCCAGACCGATCACGCCAATCAGCTCTTGGTTGGAACTGGACCACCAGTACCCCTTATCCAGATCCACCTTCGCACGCAGGCCAGCAGCGCGAATCGACAATGGTTGCAAACGCTCGCCGTCGATAGCGGCGTCGTACACCTTCACATGGGGATAACACAGGCGCACGCGATCGCTGCTGGTGTTGAAGTTGATGGTGCCGGCTGGGCCGCGTCCGGCGTTTGCCTGAGCCGGCGTGGTACCAATGGGCGCATCGATGTAGGCGATGCCACCCATCTGCTCTGCGCTGGCGATCAGCTCAACGCTGACAGAGTTAAGGGTCGAGAACCCCGGAGCGATGAACAGTTTCGGGAAGAAACCAAACAGGTTGTAGCTGTCTGGGAAGGCCTTCAGCCCAGAGCGCAGGCCGGCCAGGCTAACCGAGCCAATAATCTCTGCAGCTGTCACCAGGCTGGGATCTGCGTAGGTGTAGTCGGCCTTGATCGCCGCTCCTGCAGGGATGCCGCCAGTTGCGACACGGATGACGAGACCGGTGACCATATCCACGGTGTAATCGGTGCCGACGACGTAGGCGTCACCCTGGCCGCTGGGCTTCAGGGTGAGTGATTGCAGGGCACCATTGCCAAGCTGCAGACGATCATTGATGCCGAAGGTGCGTTCTTGGCTGGCAACACTGGACTTATGGACCGCAGGGTCCAGGACGTTGATGACCAGGACGGTGCCAGCGCCGAACGCATGGATACCCGCGAGCGCCTCGGGAATGCTGTAGCCCTGGGCCGTGAGTCGCTCAGGACCGAACTGAGCGTCGTCAGGTTCGGTTTGGCACAGGGTCAGGGTGTTTACCGCGCCGATGGGCGCCGTACCGACCAATGCGATCACCGCACTTTTGACGACGCTGATCGCACGTGGTCCACGCTCGACTTCCAGGGTCTCTATACCGTGGAGGTAATTAGCGGCCATTATTTGCCTCCTTTTTTCTGGACGCTAGCCTGTTCAGCGGGCGCGGGCTCCAGGTGTTTCAGCTCCAGAAGCACACGCGTGTATTCGTGCTCGGCCGGCAGATTAACCGGCCTGCCTGGATTCAGATGAACCTCCAGCTCTTTGTTATCGACCCGCAAGGTCGACGAGCTGCGCGGCCCCTTATAGATGTATGTGGTGAGATTCACAGGGTGTCCTCTAATTGAGTTTTGCCGCTATCCGCTGAAGCCGGTCTGCTGCAATTGGGTGGCACGGGTCGCGAAACGCTGGGTGTACTGCCAGAGGCCCGCGACCTGGCCGATGAAGCTTTCATCGGCAGGGCGGCAAGCGTTGTCGCAGTGGGGTGGATACCAGCCAGTAAGGCAGTCCCGGACAGCGTCGAGATAGCCGACCACCCCGTCGCGTCCATTGAGCTGGCGGAACACCAGGGTCAGAGGAATGATCAGGTTGCGCTGTTGGAACACTGCATCGAGCGCTTCCGGGTCGCCAAACTTAGAGCTGCCGAACGCGACCAGGATGGCGCCACGGGGATGGTTCAGGCGGTATTTCGACGGCGCCTCCGGGAACAGCTCGACGGCCAGTTGTTGGCCGAATGTGTTCTTCAGCTGAGTAACAAAGGCGTCGAGGATCGCTGTCGTCTGGCTCATCGGTAACCACTCCAAGTGTCGTCACCGAACTGCTGGCGACGAGCCCGAACACGAATCTCACCAGGCTCCGGGGCGATCTGACCGCTGGGCATACCCAACGTCACCACACCATCCCGGATACTCTCCAGGAGCTTGATCGTGTCTTTACGACTGTCTTTCACTGCATCAGGCAGCACGCCCTCGGGACGGCGCTGATAAAGCCAGTGGCGGGCCAAGTACACCACTGCATCCCGCAGAACGGTCGGCACCGGGTCGAGCGGCAAGACGTAGCGGCCTCGCATGTAGCCATCCACCAGCTCTTCAGCCTGGCGGACGGCCTCCTCGATCACGCTCTCATTGGGCTGCTCGGCAGCCGGGTCATCGTTGGAGAGCTGAACCAGGGTCAGCTCTGGGATGGCATTGCCAATGTCCATGCGGTTGCAGTAGCGCATGGTCAGATCCCGCGCACGATGCGAATGACATCACCTGCAGCGGTAGCCGCATCCATGGCGAAACCATTGCTCTTGCCAGCGGCCAAGGTCACGGCGTGGCCATCCACGTTCGACTCGACCTCAGCACCACTGGCAATAGCTGCGCCTGCGGTGACCAAGCAGATGCCCAGGACATCCACCGGCGCCACGTTGCCTACTTCAGTGTCAGCTGCAACTAGGCCGGGTGACTTCGCGCCGGCTGCACACAGACCACCATCAAAGCCAGCGAACACGAAGCGCGGGAGATCCACCAGGGCCACCACCGACGTGGTGAGTACCGTCTGTTTCGTCTTCATTAATAAGCATCCTTCGGCTTGATGCAGCCGTTCTTCAACAAGGGGCGAGCCTCGGCCACGTCAAGCAAGAGAGCCTTGGCCTCGGTGTAGAGAACACCGTTGTGCAACACATCGGTGCGGCCAGTGACTTCATAAGCCAGCTTCTCGGGTTGCGGATCGGCGCTGCCGTCATTGCTCTGTTGCGCACTGAGACCGTCACCATTCACTGGTGCTGGTGCTGGTGCTGGTGCTGGTGCTGGTGCTGGTGCTGGTGCTGGCGACGCGCCGGTCGGCGCCTGAGCGCTTTGTTCCTGGACCACCTCAGGTTTTGCGGTGTCCTTGTCCTGGTTCGATTTAGTGGCTGCCATGGTTCACCTCAAGCGTTGATGTCGGAGATCAGGTAGCCGGCATCGGCGCCGACCACGACGGGCTTGTAGATGTCGGTGTTGCGCACATAGCGCACCTTGCCGCCAGCTGCGTCGTAGGTATCGATCTCCGGCATGCCCTTACGACGCAGGGTGTAGCCAAAGCTTGGGTCTTCATAGTTGTTCTGGGCCCCAGCTTGGGGCTTGGCCACGTAGGCCAGCTGCAGGCTGTCGGTCCAGATGTCGCCAAACGTGCCAGCGTTGGCCAGCGCCTCACCGATGAAGATGTCCTGGACACCGAACAGCGCCTTGAGGTGTTCCAAGGTGATCAGCTTGCGTTCATTGCTGCCCAGCGCTTCCTGCAGCTTGGGGTGGAACTTGAGCGAGGCGTACACCGAGGCGCCCATGGTGATGGTGTTCGGGCGGATACCGACGCGGCTGCGGACCACTTCCTTCCCGCGCTCAACGTCCTGGATCGGATCACCACCACCATTGCTCCACTGGCTGGAGCCCGCGAGGGTCACCTTGGCTCCAGCCAGATAGGTACTGGGGGACTGAGCCAACTTGGCGCAAGCGACTTCACGGCGCAGGTCGATGATGTCGACGACTCGGCGTGAGGCTCGCGACTCAGCGTCGAACATGGATTCGCTCTTCTCGCGGTAATCCACTGGATAGGCGATGTCGTGCTCACGCAGGACCACGTCCAGGCCGTCCAGGTCGTCGGGGGTCATGATGTTGGAATTGGCACGGATCGCACGTTCGGTGTCGTACAGCTCGAATGCTTCCTTGCCGAACAGCGGAATGGTCCCCGCTTCTTTGTCGATCAGGGCAATTGGAAACAGCGCCTCGCCAATGAGCTGGGCGTTGCGATAACCACGCGCCAGGTTGGTCAGGACCGGGTCAACGACCCGAAGTTGTTTCAAACGATCAGCCATGGTTGCTCCTGGGGATCAGATGAGTTGGCGGATGGCCGACTCGTAAGGAATGTTTTTCTCGACAGCCAGGGCAGTAGCGCGCTGGTGCAACTGGAGACGGTCGGGATCGGTGTTCTTCTCGGCGAACTCCAGGTCCACTGCTTGGCCGTGAGCACCGTGGCGTTCCTTGCTGGCTTTTTCGGCGAAGTCGATCTGCTTTGGCAGGTCGGTGAAGATGGCCTTCAGACCTGCGACGACGGGCTGCCGGGCATCGCCCTCACCGAACTCCAGTGGCTTGTCACCCGACTCGGCGAAGTCCAGGGCAGCGACCAGCGCAGCACTGTGCTTAGGCAGCAGCTTGCCCGCGCCGACCAACTCTTCGGCGAAGGCGACGTTGGCTGCGTGAATGGATGCTTGTCGGGATTGGAGCTTTTCTTCCTGGTGCTGCTGCACCACTCCCTGGAGGCGCTTGTTTTCCGCCTGCATGGCGGCGATTTCTTCGGGGGTCACGGTGGATTCCTCGACGGTTGCGGGTTGGTTGGGGTCGGAAAAGGAAGGACGCGGCTCGTCCTCATGGCGAGCGGCTTCGGCAAGGCTGTTGATCTGCCAGTCCGGAATGACCTGGTCGGCGATATCCAGGCCGCGCTCACCAATCAGCCAATCGCGCAGACGACGCCATAGGGAGGCGCTGGTTTCATGGCCAAAGTCAGCGAACTCAATGACGCCTTCCTCACCGTCAGCAAACTCGACGGGACGTAGTCCTTTCACTGCTGGCGGCTGAGCGCCGAGAAAGCCCACATGACGCAGGTAGTACACACCTGGTACCGGGTTGCTCGGCGAATTGGGGTGGTAGAACGAGGCGGAAATTTTCTTGAAGCTGCCCTTGTCCACCAACTCGGCAAAGGCGGGATCAATTTGTGCTGGAGTAGCGATCAACCCGTCGGTGGCGGTGGCCAGCGACTGGACCCAACCAACGGCCGGAACGTCATGCTTCGGGTGGCCGATGACCAGGGGGGCTTCATGCCGCGCCGGGTCATAGGCCAGCACGGTGGCGGCCAAGTCCGACTCGCTAAAGTCGAAGCTGTCACCGCTCATGGCGACATGCTTGCCAGGCTTGAAAATATGCAGTGGTTTCATGGGCTGTGCGCTGATGGGAGGAGATGCGCACAGCGTGCCCGGCCGAACGGCCGAAGACTTTTAATCGGGTTTAAAGAGTGCAGATTCGCCGCGTGCGGCTAGAAGCCGGAAGTGCAACGCGAAAGAGGCTCGGGGCCTAGCTTTATAAAGCCCTATAAAGCATTAGTTTGCGTTGTGAGGCGTTTGGAGGATGAACCGGAGCGCCGAATGCGTTGCGGCGCTCCCAGGGCGGTTACTGGCGGGCGGCCTTTTCCAGGTGGCCCAACGCGAGATCCAGGATAGAGTCTTCGGCTTCGGGCTGCAGCTTGCCCTCAGCATCCATCGGCAGGTATGGCCGCGCAGGAATGTCACCCCACAGGTGAGGAAACGCTTCCTGGCTGCCGCCGAAGTGCATCATGGCAGCGTAGACTTTGTTGCTGCCGACCAGGGCGCTACTGTCTGTGGCTTGAGTTGTGACCGAGGCCGCCAAGCCACCGGCACTTACCTGAAGCATCTGCCCCGGCCAGGTGCTGGTCGCCTCGCGTCGTGCAGTGGTGACCTCAGACAGTGTTTGCCATGGATCATCACCTTGCGCCTCAGCCTCAAAGTTCTCCTCGGTGATGCTGGCGAACTCAGCCGCGATACCCCGCATCAGCGGTGCCAGATCGCCGACGGCCCATTCAACTTGACGGAGTACTTCCTGGACTCGCTGATGGTCCAGTTCGATGGTGATCATGCAGACTCCTTGCGTTTCAGCGCTGCGGCCAGACCTTCGCCTGGACTGTGATTAAAGCCAGGGTCAGTGCGGAACTGGCGAAGCTTACCGTTGGCATCTGGCACCCGAACGATGGTCACCTCTGCAGTGCGGATCTCCCCAGTGCGTTTGTTGACCCCGACCTCAACGGTATCGGTGCGCACGTTACCATCGCTGTAGACCAGTGTTAGCTTGCGCCGCTTCATGGTCGCTTCGGACAGGGCCGTCACCCGGCAGCGGCAGTTGAAGCCGTTGGGTGGAAAGATGGTGGACCAGATCGGGTCGTCATGCCGATACACCACACCGTTGAGCGCGGCATGACTAGGGCGGGTCTTGCCATCCATCACCGCAACATAGCGCCAGTACGGGTGGGTCTCAACCGCTTCTTCCATGGAGGACTTGCGGCCGGCCATGTAGGCACTCTGCAGGTTGGTCTGGTAGATGGTCTTGAGGCGGCGAGGACTGCCCAGCTGGACCATCTCGGCATTGCCCTCGCTGTCGACCAGGACCTGTTTGCCCCACCAACCTTGTTGCTCCAGGACGGGCTGCAACTCAGTGGTGAACTGTTGCAGGGTCTTGCCTTCCTGCAGAGCGCGCTCCAGTGACTCGCGGATGTCCGACAGCAAGTCCAGGCGCATGGCTTTGGCCACCGTAAACGCCTGATCATGGGCCGCATCGAGCATGTCCTGCCAATCCCAAGAGATCGCATAGCCTTTGCCCTTCAGATAAGCGATGGCGGCGGCAGGCTCCAGTCCGAAAATAGCCTTGAGGTCGGCCGGATTGACCGGTTGTGCAGTAGCCATGATCAGTCCTCCCGATCAGCCGCTGCACTCAGGCGGCCCCAGAGATTCGCCATGAAGATCAGCTTGGCCAGTAGCGCCTGCAGGGCTGTCGCATCAAGGTCAGGGCTGGTCTCCGCCAGCAACCCCAGGACTTCGGTTTCGTCGCGGCCCTTCTGCAGGGCCTCGATGACGGGCAGTAACGCCTGCTCGGCCTGCTGCTGAAGATCCGCAGGGGACAAGCCATCGATAGCCTGGTCCAGGGCGTGCTGATCCAGCACCGGACGTAAACTTGACTCAGCGAAGTCGGCATTAACCTCGCCCGGCGTCGCAGCAGTGGCCTCGATATCACCGTCCTGCAGGTTATAGGTACGTTGCCAGTAGGCTGTGGTGAACTTGACGCCAGACTCGGTCAGCGACTTGTCGCGCTCGGCCAAGGCCTTGTCGATCTGCTCCTGCTCCCACAGTTCGTACACGGGGGCGTCGATATTCTCGCCGAAATTGAGATCAACCACCCGGCGAATGACCGCGTTGAGTGTCGCTGCGACGATGCTCGCGTCACCATCACGGATATCCTCGGTGACATCCAGGCCGGCCTGGGCGCTGGCACGGTTCGCCTCTGCTTCCGTCGTCTGGTTCTGACCCAACAGGGCCACGTTGATCTCACTGCGGCAGTACATCAGCAGTTCACGGTAGACATCGGCACTGCCGGTCTTACCGGCCGCTTCCTTGATCTCGACACTGGAATCATTCGGTATGACCGCCACCGCGTCCTGGACCATCCCTTCAAGGCTATCCAACAATTCATTGGTTTCCTTGGTTGACGCCCCGCGCGGGTGTTTACCAATCAGCCATGGGCTGCCGTACTTCTCGGTGAACTGCACCCAGAACTTCATGCCGCCCTTCATGAACACCACGGGCCAGAAGCACATGGACAGATCGGCGAAGCCATAGGGGTTGTTGTAGGTAGCGTCCTGACGCGCCACAACGAAGCGTTGCGGATCACACAACTCGCCCTGGATACCGGCATCGCGGGCGCGGAAGCGTAGCTGGTTGTCCTGGTCGTACAGGAACCATTCGGCTGGCTTGCCCAAGAGATCCTCAGGTACCAGGTTCAACCCTACAGGCTTCCACATCAGTTCGACCGGCTGGTAGCCGAACAACGGAGCATCGAGCAGCTCGCGGACAATACGGTCCAGATCCAGGTCAGCCAGCCAGTCTCGAATGAACCGCTCGACGCGAACGGGTGCCTTGGCTCGCTTCAGATCCCGCTCCAAGGCCAGCACCGAAGACTTACGACGCCGGATGTTCCCGCCGACCAGGGCGGCGCTGCGCAGGTCGCGATAGACCTTGATGTCCTTGCCCTGGGCCTTGAGGATCGGGTCCGGATTGGGCAGGTACATGCCCAGTGCCTGGGCGTCGAAGCTGCGGCCACGGCTGGCGATATGGTCGGTGAGGCTCTTGTCACGCTTGGCCTCGGCGAAGCTGATGAACTCGGTGGGGCTGACCCACACACCTTTGTTGCTCATGCGTACCCCTGAGTAATGCGGGCCATCGTTCTGCGACGGCGGGATTTGACAATGACGGGACCGGAGGCTGCCTCCAGGGTGGCGAAGGTGGCCAGCACACCAGCGCCGGCGAAGTCGCCGTGTCGATAGAGTTCCGGGTCCTTGAGGTCTTGCTGACGGGCCTTGACGATCATGGGGATGCCATCGACGGTTTCGATAGCGCGGATGTCCTGCTGCAGCGAGTCATCCCTTGGCAGCGTGATTGTGCCGTCCTCGAACAGGCCAACGAAGCGCGGCATCCAGGCGCCATACCAGGCACGCGACAACTTCACCTGGTGAATACGCTCGCGCCCGAACTCGTCAGCCGTATCTTCGGCAAGGGTTTCGCCGTTACCAGAGGCGTCCAGGGCGGCGCCCATGAAGTTCGGCAGTGCACGCAGAATGGTGAACAACACCTGCTGTTGCTGGCGGGTTGGCACCTTGTGCATTTCCACCACGAACGGCACATCGCGATGACGCTGTTGATCGACCGACATGGGGCAAATGATCGAAAAGTCGCGGTGACGGGCGTAGTCCATCCCCAGGAACCAGCGCAGTTCCGGATCGAGCTGTCGCAACAGCGGCAGCAGGTGCGGCTCGATCCAGGTTTCGACATAGGCCTCACGGCGGTAAACAGCCTGCTGGGTGAAGCTTTCGTCCAGGGCCAGACGCAGCACCTGGCGATCTGGACGCATGGCATCTTCAATCCACACGCCCGGTACGCACACACCGTTGCCGTCACGCGGGATGGCATCCAGTTCCTCACGCATCTGCGCCTTGCGCGGGCCGTAGGCATTGCGAATGGACTTGTACCAGGCTTCCTTGCCCTCGGCCGTGGGCGCCTCGCCACGCATCATGCAGCGCCGCTCATACAACCCATTGGCCACAGCATCGTCGAAGGTGGCCTTGTAGACCACGGCGGCATCGCCATAGCGGCCTTCCTGGATGTCGGCGATCATCTGGTTAAAGGCGTTGGCCTTGCCGTTGTGGGTGCTGATGATGACGATGCGGCCGCCCCAGATCAGTAACGCGGTCGCGGCATCGAGCACGGCGGAGACATTCCGGTGATAGGCAGCTTCGTCGATGATCACCTTCCCCTGCAGGCCGCGCAGGTTGGCCGGGTTGCTCGACAGTGCGACGACCTTGAAGCCGGAGGCGTAGCGGATTCGGTAGGCATTGATCTGGCGGGTGTTACCCGACTCGTCCTGATCCTCGAACAGGAACTCCTCGATCTCGCTGACGCCCGAGGCCTGGGCCTCGGCGATCACGCGGGAGAACTTGGCACAGTAGCCGATGAACTCCAGGCCCTTTTCCTTGGTGTCGCCGACGTAGAACACGTCCATGCCGCCTGCGCTCTTGCGTGAGGCGGCAGTGATTACCGAGTCCAGAGCCTCGGCAAAGGTGATGCCGGTACGGCGGCCTTTCTCACAGAGCTTGATTTGCGCGTTGATGGCCAGCCAATCGGCCTGGTGCGCCATCAGCAGGCCTTCGGTGATGGGGTTGTAGCCATCCGGGATCGTACGCACCGACTCCGGCAGCTCGTCCCATTCGACAACGCGCAATGTGCTGGTGCTGGGCTTCACGACCGGCTGGCTCATACTTTCACCCCGAGGAACTTCTGCCGCCAGAACAGGGCCTGTTCTTCGTCCATGCCACCGCTGCGGACTTCCTTGTCCAGTTCGGCAGCTTGTTCCTGGAGCAGGCGTTCGCGGGCCGCTTTCTCGATAACCTGACGCTCTTTAACGCTGAGGGTACGGGCTTCCATGGTGGCCTTGGCGGCGCGAGCCAAGGTGGCCACCTCCTTGATGGTCACCTCGTCGTTTTCATGGGCGCCCAGCGCGGCCTGGTAGGTCAGGGTCGAAATGGCCTCGACCAGCAAGGCACCGGTCTTGTCGCTGGCATCCTCGCCGAGGGCGCCGACGAAGGCTTCAGCCTGCTCGCGGGTCTGACGAGCCTTCTCGGTGAGCTGCTCGAAGCCCACCTTGAAACGGCCGAGGGCGCTACGGCTGGGCGCTTTTTCGTTGGGGAAACGATGGCGGATGTCCTCCAGCATCTCATCCAGGGTCATCCGGTCTTCGCGCAGCAGCTTCTGGATGTAGGCCTTGACCATTGGGGGCAAGCGGTTGATGGAGGATTTACCCGCCATGGTCAGGCCCCCGGACGCTTGATGCCGGGAACGCGGGCACGCCCGGCCGCAATGTCCTGGCCACGTTCGGTCAAGGTGGCCACCAGCACCGGACCGATATCCTCCAGCGACACAGCACCTTGCTCGGACAACCACTGCAGCTCGGTCTTGACCTGGTCACGACTGACACTGTGACCGTAGTTGTCCAGGGCGGCATTCAGCACCGAGCTGTTGGCACGATAGGCTGGCATCTCCACCAGCAGGCGCAGGATCACCAGGCGCATGTCCTGGCGCAGAAATTCGGCGTATTGGCTCATGCTTTCTCTCGCAGCAGATAGTCATTGATGCGGTCCACCGCTCGGGTCAGGCCCTGCATAGCGCCCAGTTCGGCCCGGACGGCCTTCATGTCGCCGAGCAGTTCAGTGATGGCCGCATGGTCCGGTAGGTGCCGGATGCGCTCTTCAAGGGCGACGATGCGGGTGCGCAGCTCCAGCATTTCCTGAGCGCTGGCGGCCTGGCGATTGGTCATCCAGGTGTAGATACCGATGACGGTGACCACCACCCATTGCACGGTCTGGAAACCGAAGTCGAGTTCGTTCAGGTTCATCGCAAGCCCCGCTTGGTCAGTTGCTCCAGGGTGGTTTTGCACTCAACGCAGAGGTCGGTACCGGGCTCGGCCAGGCGGCGAGCCTCCGGGATCGCATCGCCGCACTCTTCGCAGCGATAGGCCGAGGGGCCAGAGCGGCGCTGTACGCCGGACTGATGTGCGTGCAACGCCGCCTCGGTGAAATCGTTGTCTTGCGCCAGATCAGCTACATCCATATGCGGTCAGTCCTTATGTTGAAACGCGATGAGTTGGGCTCGGATACCCAGCGCCCAACGGCCGTAGTCCTGGGCAAAGGCGAGGATGTCTGCAGGGGTGACCCCGCTTTCCAGTAGTTCTTGCGCAGCACCGGGGGCGGGCCAGGCGGCTGCATCATGGAGGGTGGCGTCGGCGTCTCCACCGGCACTGGGCAGAGGGGCTCCGCCGAGGGCAAGGTTGAAGTCGCGCACCCAGCCAGCAGTGAACACGCAGCGAGGGATAGGAGCAGGCTTGGCAGCCGGCCCCGGCAGATAAACGGTCGTGACATTGGGGATTCGCTCCTTGAGCAGATCTTGTGCCTCGGCGAGTTGCTGCTTGGTTTTCTGCAGCACCTGGTCGGCCTGGCTAGCGCGGTCGATCTGCTGCTGCAGTCGATTCAAGTTTTCCTCGGCGGCTGCAGCGCGCTGATCGGCGTGCACCTGCTTCAGCTCGGCCAAGTCGGCTTTGCCCAGCGCCTCGGCGTGACGAAAGCCGAAGCCATAAGCAATGCCTGCGCTTGCGGCTGCACTGACCAGGCAGGCCAACAAGGCGAGCGCCAGGCCGGAAGGTAATGGCGTACTCAAACGATCAAGCATTGCGAGCCCTCCGACGATTACGCGCCTTGCGTGCCGCCCGGCGTGCCGCCGCTACCCCGGACTTACCAGCGCGAGTCATGCGCAGGGGTTGAGGCCCGTTCCAGCTGGCTACGCCTGACAGCGACCGAGGAGTTGGCAGCAGCGACATCAGGTGACTGAAAAGCCGAGCGAGCAGCTTCATGGGGTTTCCCCTTGCTCAGGGCCTTGTTTCACCAGGCGAGCCAGGAACAGCAGGACGGCCAGCACGCTGTTGACCAGTGCGTAGGTTGCGGGCGAAAGCTGCGCTTCCCACATGGGCAGGATGGTGGCCTGGACGAGGCCAAGCAGGGCGATGACGATGGCCAGCTGGACGTTGTGAAGCCGCCAGCAGCAGTGGCAGTTGTCGATCAGCTTCATGCAGCAACCCCCGCTGCACGTCCGTGACGAACCCCTTTCTCGATGCCGGCCAGGGCGAGGCCATCAACAATGAGGGATTCACCGTACCAACGCTCACCTGACAGCGGACCGGCACCGTTTTCATGACGGATGATGGCCTGCACCAGGGCGAGCATTGTCCGGAAGTCGTAGACATCGATGGACTCATCATCAGGCCCAACGCCCAGGGCGCTGGCTACCTGACGCACATAGGCATTGGTGTTGTTTTCGACAGCCGGCGCCCAGCGTTCGATGATCTCTCGGACGCTATCGATGCGGCTCCCGTTGCTGGCTCGGCGGTGGTCTTGATAGGTGATCAGCGTTCGGGCGATGGCACGAATACCCCAACGGGCATCAATGAACTGGACGAATGCGGTATCGCTTTGATTGGCCGACATACCCTGCCAGCGGGTGCCGGGAGCATGACGGATATTGCCGGGGTTGAAATTGCGGATGCCGCGTGGGGAGTTGGGTCGCATGGCGCCTCCTGCAGGTTCGGCGCCGCAGGTTGCGGGCACCGGAAACGAACACGCCGCCATGATCGGCGGCGTGCTGCAGGAGTTCTTTTAATCAGGTTTAAAGAGGTCTAACCAAGCTAGCCGTTAGTTTCGTAGCCCGCGGCCTCTAGGCAGTCTTTCCTATTTTTTTGGTATTGATCTAAGAATTCTTTAATTGCACCTGGAACAGGTTCTGAACCATCCTTCTGTGCAGCAATCTGCGCCTGCCACCAACTACGAGCGTTGCCGCTAGCGATGCCACAGCTCCCAAGTCGATCATAAACCGTGGCGCCAAACTGCTCTTTTGCAGATGCGACCAAGTCCCCGAATAGGCGACTGTGCGCCCCCAGTGCCTGTACGTCACCATTGAGAATCACGCTAGGGCCCGCGAGCATAGTTTTATCCAGAGCCGTCATCAGCCGCGTGGCCGCAACCAGAGCATCAGGGCTACCGCTAGAATAAATAGGCCCCTGGGTAACCGCCGAGTCAGCCTTCACGTCCGAGGAAGCGGTCTCCGCTTTAGGTTCAGGGGCTGAATAGTGAGCGATGAGAAACGCGACAGCCGCAACCATCACCCCGCCGAAGAAGACTTGCCAACGATTGGGCACTTCGCCCGTTTTCTTGTCCTTGAATAGTTCTGGCTTGAACAGGCCCGCCATGGCAGCCATCACGAAAATCACACCAAGAGCGAAGACGACACCAGACATCCCTATCTCCTTTAATAACTCAGCTCTGATCGATCAGAACCAGAATTTTCCAACGATAACCCCAAAGACAAACAGCCCTGTGGCATGCGCCCTGTGGGTCAGCAAGAACTCACGCAACGGCATGCGTTGCTGAGCTTCGATTGTGGCTTCAACTGAGAGCGGGCTTACCTGAAAGCCCTGAACAAATTCCAGCACTCGTTGCAACTCTGCTCGCTTTAGCTTGTTGAGGTGAGTGCGACCGAAAGTGACATCGCAGAAATCGTTGAGCTCAACTCTCGCATCTTTTTCCGTGGCCATCCGGAGGACCTTGCCGACTAGGCGTCGTTTATCCTCCTCCTCCAGCAAGGTATCGAGTCGACATTGCAGCACATTGCGTGCTTGCTGGAAATGCTCCGTCGCGATGTCCCCGATCTGCTTGACACCAAGCTCTGCGAATACCGCCCGCCAAATGTCTTTGGAGTCGGCCCCAAGCTCTGTGCAGCGGATGCTTAGATCGTATAACTCTTTCTTTTGAGCAGGAACAAGCGGCCGGAACTCGGCCCTTCCAGCCATGTTGATCTGAACGTCGTAGTTGTTGATGTGACCTTCGGTGTATTGCCCAACAGACTGGAATTCCTTGCTCACGGTTACTTCTTCCTCTTGCCCCCGACATTTAATGTCAGACCGGCTTGGTTCACGGAACCTTCAATATACTGGCCCACTTCTTTGAAGCTGCGGGTCACGGGCTTTTCACCCAGCAATACACGCAATGCCGCTTCCCGTAGAGCCACTGGGCTCTGACGATATCGCTCCAGCAATAGTCTTTCTTCTGCTGGCAATGGCGCCTCTGCCCCTGGTGCCATATCTCCCAACAGCACCCAACTCGGTGCCGCCCCGAAGCTCTTGTGAAGTGCGAGCAAAGAGGACCCATCAGGCAACGCTTCGCCGGCCTCCCAGCGAGTAATCGTCTTGCGGTTCACCCCAAGACACTCCGCGAACTCCCCAATTTTCATCGAGCCGCGAAGCTGAGCGATTCGTTCACCCACGCCATTAGACATAAAAGCCTCTTGACCATGGGACATTGATGTCCCATTATCTAAACCACACCATCCCACCACGAATGGTCACTTAGTCGGCACCCAAAAAGGCGCCATAACCCCTCGAAAGGAGCTTCCCTCATGAAGCTACGTACCCCCGACCAGGCTCGTGAGGAGCTCAAGTCAAAGGGCGTTTCGATCACCCAATGGGCGGTCGCCAACAAATTCTCCCCGAACCTTGTCTTCGAGGTGCTCGGTGGCCGCAAAAAGTGTGTGCGCGGCCAGGCTCATGAAATTGCTATCAAGCTGGGCTTGAAAGCAGGTGAGATCTGCACCGATCCGGCCAAGGCTCTGGAAGTCGCATGATGATCACATCAGCCCAGGCATCCAGTTCATCGGCCAGCCTCCGTTTCGCTGCAGCGTCTGCTGCAAAGAAAGTTGGGCTCTGCCGTATAGACCGCCAACCTGTAGCGATAGCCATTGGGTCAACCTGCCCGGATTGTACACAGATCCGCAGCAACTCTTCGATTACGAAGCTCTGTGCCTCTACTTGTGCTTGCAAACGCTGCAACTCATTGCCCATGGCTCAATCCCTACCAGTGAATGTACCTGATTTCATTGTGCATGGCGCAATGACATTACCAATGATCAAACGCGCTTTTTGTTTGGAAGCCCGTTCCGCGCTGCCTGAGGAGAGCTTCCAATGAACCCTCGTCAATGGAAACGCGTGCAGCCGACCAACCTTCGTGACGCTCTCAAAATGTGCCAGCAGCACGCCAAAGAACGTTTCAACCACAGCATCGAGCGCATCGCCGCTCTGATGGGGCTGGAAGATCACTGGACTCTCTATAAGTGGATCGCCAATGGTCGTATGCCCGCTGTGCTGATCCCTGCCTACGAACAGGCATGCGGCATCAGCTTGGTAACACGTTGGCTGGCCAGCAGCGGGGGCAAGCTGCTGATTGATGTGCCTGCCGGTCGTACTGCCAGCGCACACGATATTCAGACCCTGCAGGCAACCCTGCACGATGCGACGGGCCAGTTGATGGCCTTCTATGCGGACAACGTTGAGGCCGCCGCCGCCCTTGCTGCCATCCAGGCAGGCTTGGAAGAACTGGCATGGCATCGCGGAAACGTGCAGCAACATGCGCAGCCACAGCTTGAGCTGGGAGAGCAACCATGAGCAAGGATGACAAATACACCTCCGAGCAGGTGCAACGCGTGCTACGCGTGATGTTGGCCCTCGCGGGTAATGAGTTCCGCGGCATGCTCCTGAAGGAGGTGGCCATCGCTGCCGAATGCACGAACGACAACGCTTTGCGCGCCCTGGAAAACCTCCGTACTGCCGGCCTGGCAGATCGCAGCCCTCACGATCATCACCGCTGGCAACTTGGCCCACGCCTGGTGCAGGTGTCCTTCGCATTTGACGAAGCCCTGCGCAAGGCCCAACACGAACTTAATGAGCGCCGCCAGCGCTACACCCGCACCCCCAACTGACTTAAGGAAGTAGTACATGGCCCGTAAAGCGAGCACCACGGAGATTCAACCCATGGCAGAGATCAACCAGCAGGCGTTCCAAGAAGATGCCACTGCGCTGGCCGCACTGGGTGACATTGCCCAAGGCATGCAGGACGAACGCGACCTAGTGAACCAAATACTTGGCCAGGTACAGATGGCGCGTTCCATTGCACGTTTTGCCGACGTCGTCAGTTTGAGCAAGTTGGCACACATCAAAGAAACCAAGCTATACCGGGCTCTGCAGGGGAAAAAGGCGGTAGATCCGGATGGCAATCAAATTGCCGACGTCGGCACTTGGGATGGTTTTTGCCAGGCTCTGGGGTTGTCGCGCTCCAAGGTTGACGAAGACTTGACCAACCTGAACGCATTCGGTGAAGAAGCACTTAAACAGCTTTCTGCTATCGGTGCTGGTTACCGCGAACTACGCCAATACCGCAAGCTTCCCGACGACCAGAAAGCAGCCCTGCTCGAAGCGGCCAAGTCTGGCGACAAGGACGCTTTCGTTGATCTGGCCGAAGAGCTGATCGCGAAGAACGCCAAGGATAAAGAGGCGCTGGCCCAGCAGCTGGACAACGTCAACGCCGACTACGAAGCGCAAAGCCAGGTCCTGGCTGACACATCGAGCAAGCTCCAGGATACCAAGCTGGAGCTGGAGAAAACCCGCCGTCTTGTAGCAGCCAGGACCGCTGACGAGACGATCAGTGCATTGCGCGAGGAAGCCATCAAGCTTGCAACCGAAGCGGAGGCCGCTGTCGTCTGCAAGTTGCACCCAGCAGTTCACACTCTTGTTCTCCACTCGACTGAGAGTGGCGCCGACCACCGCGCAGTGATCGCGGGCCTGCTTGCCCAGGTCGAACGCGCCGTGTCCTCGATCCGCCTGGAGTACGGCATCCCCGCAACTCTCGACGCGGATGCTACCCCTGCTTGGATGCGCGAGGACGCAGACACCCAAGTCGCTCAAGCGCTGGCGGGGGCATAACCCATGAACGCCGTTGTGACCCAACGCCTCGTAGACCTGGCCCGTGCGGTGGAAGTGGCCCCGCATGGCCAGCGTACCGAGCTCTGCCGAACAGCGGCCGTTGAGCTGGGCATGTCCCTGCCGACCATCTATCGAAAACTTCGGGAGGTCACTGTGAATCCCCCTCGCAAGCGTCGCACTGACGCAGGCCAGACTCTCTTGAGCGAGCAAGAGGCCTACCTGATCTCGGCATTGCTCTTGGAGTCGATCCGCGCCAACAACAAACAGCTCTCCACTGTTGAGCGTGCAGTGGAGCGGCTGCGCAGCAACGGCAAGATCCTGGCTGGTCGTGTCAATGAGAAGACGGGTGAATTCGTACCACTGTCGATCAGCTCCATCACCCGTGCTCTGCGCACTTACCGTCTGCACCCGGATCAGCTGCTGCAACCGGAGCCGGCCGTTTCCCTGGCCAGTCGCCATCCGAACCACGTTTGGCAGATCGACGCGTCGATCTCCACCCAGTTCTACCTGGACGATGATGGCGCCAAGACCATGAACCAGGCCGAGTTCTATGACGGCAAGCCAACCAACCTGAAAAAGATCGAACGCAAACGACTGTGGCGGTACGTCATCACCGACCACACCAGCGGCACCATCTATGTGCAGTACGTGCTGGGCGCCGAATCTGCGGAAAACCTGTGCAACGTGTTGATCTGTTGCATGCAGAAGCGCGGCGAAAACGATCCCTTCCATGGTGTGCCATTCATCATCATGACGGACCCTGGCGCGGCCATGACTTCGGCGATCTTCCGCAACCTGTGCAAGGCGCTGAGCATCGAGCTGATCATCAACAAGGTGGGCAACGCTCGCGCCAAAGGGCAGGTTGAACAGGCCCATAACATTGTTGAACGCGAGTTCGAGTCGGCCTTGAAGCTGCAGAAAGCCGAAACGCTGGAGCAGATCAACGGCTGGGCGGGCCAGTGGATGCGCTACCACAACGCGACCGCCATCCATACGCGCCACCGCCGCACCCGTTACGGGCAGTGGCTGACCGTTCAAGCAGACCAGCTGCGCCTGGCGCCCTCGGTGGAAGTTTGCCGCGAGTTGGCAGTGACCGCTCCTGAAACCCGGAAGGTCAACGATTTCCTCCAGGTTTCCTATCGCGGCGGGCAGTTCGATGTGTCCAGCATTCCACAGGTCATGGTGGGCGATACCTTGCTGATCACCCGTAATCCTTGGCGGGACGAAGACAGTGCCCAGGTGGTGATGACGAACGAGGACGGTCGGGAGGTCTTCCATGTGGTCGAGCGAATCGCCATTGATGCCAACGGCTTCAAGGCGAATTCAGCAGTGATCGGCGAATCCTTCAAGTCCCAGGCCGACACTCCGGCGCAGAAGGCTCGCAAAACAATCGAACAGCTGGTCACCGGGACCGAATCCCAGGAAGACGCAGCTGCTGCCCGCAAGGCACGGGCATTGCCTTTCAACGGCGAGATCGATCCGCACAAGCACATCACCGATACGGTGTTGCCGTCCTACCTGCCACGGCGCGGCGTTGCCTCGCCCATCACGGCGCCAACCGTGGAGATCCAGCCGCTTTCCCATGTCGAGGCAGCAAAGCTCTTGCGTGGCCAGATGGGCAGCGCGTGGACCGCCGAATCTATGGCCTGGCTCAAAACGAACTACCCCAACGGCGTGCCGGAGGATCAGCTCGACGCCATCACTCAGCAATTGCGTATGCCCGCCCGGCCAGGCCTGCGCGTTGTAGGAGGTAATGCCTGATGCTGAAGCTCAAGGACGTGCTCGCCACGATCAAGGTCCCACAGGCCGAACTGGCCCGTGCGGTCGATCTGAGCCAGGCCGCTATCGCCCAACTGATCAACCACAACCAGTGGCCCAAGTCGCTGGATCGCAACGCTCTGCAGGGACGCATTCAAACGTTCCTTGCCCAGCGCGGCGCCAACCTTGCTGCCATCGGCGCAGCTTTCGAAGAGATGGAGCCCCGGCGCGCCAACGCCGAGGCCCCTGCATCCCCACCCGAAAACGACCAAGTAAACGAACAGGAGTGCGAGCCCATGCTAATGGCCAAACAGGTGCTGACACCAGCCACCCGGAAACAATTCGGTCTGTTCCGCGATCCGCTCGATGAACTGCAGGACGCTGAAGATATGTATGTAAGCCCCGATATTCGCTACGTCCGCGAGTCCATGTACCAGGTTGCACGACATGATGGGTTCCTGGCGGTGATCGGCGAATCAGGAGCGGGCAAGAGCACGCTGCGCCGCGATCTGCACAACCGTCTGGAGGCCGAAAACGCCCCAGTGATGGTGATCGAACCGTACATCCTCGCGATGGAAGACAACGACACCAAGGGCAAGACGCTGAAAAGTACCCATATCGCGGAAGCGATCATGGCTGCCGTGGCGCCCCTGGAGAAAACGAAATCCTCGCCAGAGGCGCGTTTCGCCCAGATGCATCGTGCGTTGAAAACCAGCCATGCCGCTGGCAATCGGCATCTGTTGATCATTGAAGAAGCACATTCGCTGCCGATCCCGACGCTCAAGCAACTGAAGCGGCTGCGCGAGCTGGAGGTCGGCGGTTTCACCAAGCTGATCTCGATCATCCTGATCGGCCAGCCCGAGCTGCTGCACAAGCTGAGCCCCCGCAATGGTGAAGTCCGGGAAGTCGCGCAACGTGTCGAGATCGTGGAGCTGTCTCCTATCTCGGTCACCGCCGTCGAGCAGCACCTTGCTTTCCGTTTCGGCCGGCTCCAAAAGCCCCTGCAGGAGGTCATCAGCCAGTGTGGCATCCAGGCAATCATTCAACGCCTGAGCACCAGTGGCCGCGACAAGACCAGCCAACTCTATCCGCTCGCCCTCAGCAACCTGGTGAAGGCAGCCATGAATCTGGCCACGCAGATCGGTGAGCCCTTGGTCACCGCCGATGTTGTTAAGGGGGTGTGAAATGGTAACCGTCAGCGCTATTGCCCAGCAGCACCAACCGGTGAGCATTCTTGCCGCCGAGTTCCCGGTCAAGTTGTCGACGTTTAACCAGCTGGCCCGTGACATGCGCAGCAGCGGCATCCGGGTGGTAGGCCTGGAGCTGGCCGAAAACCGTATCAAGATCGATGCCGAGAGCGTTGAGCTGCTGTCGCGGCGTTTCGGTCACGAGCTGCGCTCCATTCGCTACTCCACGGTAGGGCGTCGTACCCGCTCCACCGTGACGATTCGCGGCGTGGATGTGGTTTGGTACAGCCTGGTGAAGGAGCAGGACCAATGAGCCGTCTCGTCCTCTGTCTCCTGTTGCTGGCCACCGGAGCCAGCGCGGCACCATCGCCCCAAGAGAACGTCATCGACGTGCAGCACGACAGCCAGCGCGGCGTCACCTGCTACCTGCTGAATGGTGTCGGCATCAGCTGCATCCCCGACAGCCAGTTACAGGCCGGCAACGAGCGCCAGCTCGCCCCGCACGAGCAAGACGAAAACCACCCTACACCCGCGCTGGCGCCTGGGCGCTGGATTGAAGAGAGGTATCACCTGTGACTGAACTCACACCGCTGGTACCCAAGGACCTCTCCCAGCTCAGCCACCAGGAACTCTGCGCACTGGCGGAGGAAGCCATAAGCAAACTGTCCCGCCAGGATGAACAGATCTACCAGTTGAAGGCCTACCAGGTCCAACACAACAACTTGCTGGTAAAGCTGCTGGACCTGTTCATCGCGGGGAACTACGCAAAGATCCACGGCGAATTGCGTTACCTCGCCGAGAAACTGCAGGAAAAACGTGCTGCTAAAGCACGGGGGAAGCGTTGATGACTGATCGACTGCTGAAGTGTCGTCGTTGTCGCTGGACTGGCGCCTTTACCGAACTCCGTCGCCGCCCGCACCCGAAAGAATCCTGGCGTAGCGACAACGTGTGCCCGCGCTGCGGCTGTAAAACCTTTTCCCCAGTTGAGGAGCCAACTCATGGCTGATATCCAACAATCTCAGGCGGTTGCTATTCCGGCCGGTTTCGTCATGAACGCTGCTGGGCATTTGGTGCCTGAGCACCAGGTGCGCGAGCACGACAAGCTGCGCGACGGTGTCGCTCGCGATCTCGGCAATGCCGCCGAGCATATCAGCGCCTTGCTGGCCGATTTCAAGAAGCAGGCGCTTGCCGACATTGCGGACCTGATCGCCGTGTCCTCCGAACGCTACGGCGTCCAGCTGGGCGGGCAGAAAGGCAACGTCTCGATCACCACCTATGACGGCCAGTACAAGATCGAGCGCGCCTACGCAGACCGCATCGTCTTCACCGAGGAGATCCTCGCCGCCCGCGAGCTGATCAATCAGTGCATCAGCACCTGGTCGGAGGGGGCGAACGACCACTTACGCGTATTGGTCGACCGTGCATTTCGGGCCAACCGTCAAGGCCAGCTCATGGTTAAAGATGTGCTCAGTCTGCTGCGAGTGGAGATCAATGACCCGGCGTGGAAGACCGCCATGCAGGCGCTGAAGGATTCCATCCAGGTGAACGGTACCGCCGTTTACATCCGGGTCTACAAGCGCCAGGGCAACACTGACCAGTACCTGCCGATCAACCTGACTTTGGCAGGGGTGTAACGTGGACCAGGACCGTATCCTCGACAAGATCAAGAAATGCCTAGAGATGGCAAAGGGCAAGGGCTCCAACCCAAACGAAGCGGAAATTGCCTTGCGCCAAGCTCACAAGCTCATGGAAACCTACAACCTGGAAATGGGGGACGTTCTTGCCAGCATGGCCGGCGAGGCCAAGGTAGCAGCTGGATCGGAGAGTGAGCCTCCGGCCTGGCGTGTACGTTTGGCTCATGTCTGCGGCGAGGCATTCGGCGCCCACTTCATCATCAGTGCTCCGTGGTTTGAGCACGCTTCATTCATCTTTATCGGTTGTGGAGCGGCACCAGAACTGGCGGGGTACGCCTACCAGGTCCTGGAGCGTCAGCTGCAGAAGGCTCGACGGGACTACCTTGCCACACAGAAACGTTGCAAACGCTCCACCAAGGTTGCGCGGGGTGACGCCTTCGCCCATGGTTGGATTGATGCCGTGCTCGTCAAGGTAGAGCAGTTCGCTGGGGTCGAGGACAACATTGCCGAGGCTATCCAGGCCTATATGGCGAAGAACTACCCCAAGCTTGGTCAGGCCAAGATGAAACGCCGCAAGCTCAAGGCCCGCGACGAGGTGGCCGGTGACGCCGGATATGAGGCAGGTCGTTCTGCTCAACTGCATCACGCAGTTGGCCATCAGCCGGTCGCTCGGCTGACCCAGGGGATGTGATATGTCGCACGCCAATCCCTTCATACAACCTGGTCGCCAGTACGGCGCGGTAGATGCCGAAAGCCGTCTGCGCGCCTTGGACAGCTTTGACGTAGACCAATGTCGTGCTGCGCTCGCATTGCCGCACCTGCAGAAGGCTGTGGTGAAGAAGTTGCAGAGCCGCATTCGACTCTTGGAGAAAAACGTGGCCACGACCGATACAGAGCGGGAGAGCAGCCAGTGAGTACCGCACCGTCCAATCCCAATCGGCTGCGTCTGATCAAGCTTATCCATGTTGCTCGTCGCGAACTTCAGATGGATGACGACACTTACCGCCTGATGTTGGCCGGCATGAAAGGGCTTGGCGGGGCGACCTCCAGTGCCAAGTTGAGCGTTCCAAACCTCTACAGGGTTTTGGAAGAGCTGAAGAGCAAAGGGTTCATGGTGCGTCCAAATGGCAAGGAAAAAAGGACTCGAGCCGCCGATCCGTGGTCCCGCAAAATCCGTTCGCTTTGGCTCACGCTGCGAGATCTTGGGGCGCTGCGGGACGCATCGGAGGATTCTCTGGTGAAGTTCGTGCAGGGCCGCACCGGCGCCCAGGCCCTGCAGTGGCTCACCTCGGAGCAGGCCAGTCTTGTGATCGAGGAGATGAAGAAGTGGATTGCTCGTATTGAGCAGGAGGGAGCATGAAAGCAGAAGGCCGCAGCCCTGCTGGAGATCTTCTGGACGATTTGGCTGAGCAGGTATCGGTCGCAGCCGTGGAAGCCTTCGGCGTTTCCAAGGATGCGGCCAACGCCCTCGGCACCGATGTTGCCATGCGAATGGTTGAGCAATGGGGTGGGCAGCAGCTGTATATGCCCAAGGGAGCGCGGATAGAAGCATCGCGCATGCACCAGCAGATCTACGAGGACTGGAAGGGGCAGAACCATCGGGAGCTGGCGCGTAAGTACGGCTTCTCCCTGCAGTTCATCTACCGGGTCATCAAGGTCTTGCGCAAGGCAGATCTGGATAGCCGCCAACGTGACATGTTCAGCCCGGTCGGTCACGACTGACCGGGTTCCGCACCCTTTGCACCATGACCAACGGAATTTGATTTCCCATCCCAGTATTGGTCAGCGTGGACCGGAGTATCCCACCTTTTTCTCACAGGTCCTGTTAGGTTTATCTCACACCCAT